TTTGGCAGCTGTACGCCGGTTTTGCGAACCTGAATAAGGACTTCGTGACCACTGCCTTTACCATCGTTGAGTGATAAAGGAGGTACTTAACTAATGGCTGCCTACAAAGAAGAAGCCGGTGCAATCCTGCAACCCGGTAATCAAATTAACCGCCTGTCCTCGTACAACACCGAAGGTGTATATGCCTGGCCTGGCGTGGAAGCTTATGAGCTGATCGGTTACGTCAAGATTAATAACCTTGCCGCCGACAAAGCATCCTTCACTAGCTTCGACATCATTGTCCCCTCGCCTGATCGTCGTCCTGACGACCGCGTGCGTGACAACCGCACCTCTCTCGTGGTGCAGGCTACCGCTGCTCGTCCTGCTTACATCTACGGCGCTTCTGTCGCTGTGGCTCAGGACCTGCCCGCTGGTGGACTGGCTGGTTTCCCTGCCTCTCCTGTAACCGCTGACATCGGCGGTACCAGCACTGAAGGTCTGCTGCTCGGCCCCAACAACGCTGGCGCCCCCCTCGGCGTGCCCGCGACCCAGGCCAACGGTCTGGCCGCTGCTAGCGCAATTGTGTCCGCTACCAGCTCCCTGTTCGCCCAAGGTCTCTCCGACACCACTGTCGCTGACCTGCCTTTCTGGACCACCGTTACCACTGCCGGTATCGACGACCAGGATGCTGCGAACTCGATGTTCTACAAGGTGACCGCCGACACCACCTTCAAGGTGTTTAACGTGAACGGCGTTACCTCCACCACCGTGGATGGCGATGGTGTGTTCATCAGCCAAGCTGACAGCGATGCTGGTCGCGCTGGTTACCTGGTGTGCCGCGTGAACTACCTCCGTCCTGCTGCTCCTGCTGGCTGGGAGACCATCAACGAATTCATCGATTTCGCCTCTCAGGTTGGCGGAAGCGACAGCTGATCAACAGCTGCGATGCAGTGAACGGACCCTTCGGGGTCCGTTTTTTGTGTCTAGGCGTCTGGGATTTATTTTGATAAGCTAAGCGAAGGTTTAATTAACGAAAATGCTTTATCAGTACCGCCTTACTGGAGGTCTAGTAGAGATGATCTCCAAACACGGCGATGGCATTGTGATGTGCATCGACTCTCAGGATGAAGTTCTATATGTGAACGAGGCAGATCTGACGCCACATCTGGAAGCCACCAACGAGAAAATCCGTACGGAAGAGCGTTTGACAGAGCAGCTCGAGGCGGAAGGAGTAAAGCCTCCTAAACCTACTCAACGTGAGACATTCCCTCTCGATACACGAATTAACATCAACACAGCGAGCGCACGTCAAATCGCCGATTCTTTACCTGGCGTAGGTCTGAAGACTGCTCGCGATATTAAAGATCTACAACTTTCGCTACCTGGTGAGAAGTTCACACGCCTGGAGCAACTGAAGTCGATTAAGCGAATCGACTGGGACGAAATGTTCAAAGATAATCTCGTTCGTGTCGAGTGATAATTTGCGCGTGCTAGTGTGTTATTGGGTATAACTAAAGAGTTGTATCCAATAACGCATTTCTTTTGAGTAATGCAACTCGATAACTTTCTCAAGTCTAAAGTTCGCTGGCACCTTGGTTATAACACCACGTCTATTCCGGCAGGTGATTTAGCGCGTCTTGAGGAAGCTGTCAGCAACATTCCGGATTCGTTCTGGTATTCGAAAATTGTCGAGCAAGTTAATCGGTGCGATGAAGCTGAGAAGCGCACTGACATGACTGGAAGCGTGAACAACAATACTGTTCCCAGGAGTCGTATCGAGAGTATAGCCGGTGACGTTGATCGTACGATTGCAACCTCTGATTTTAGAGACACGCTGAAAACCTGGACGGCAATTTACATATACGAGACGGATCGATTAGCCCTTCATTTGTATGTTCCGAATTACCGAAACCCCGAGCAAGCTCGGTATCGGTTTAACCGGGAAGGTTCTGAATTTATTCAAGCCCTTCCAGGCCCTGCCGACGTCGCTGTTGGCACTCGCCTTATGCTTTCAACCGATTTCCGCTGACGCCAGACAGTCTCGTTCCGTCATGTCACAGCTAAACCCACAACAGATCGCGACTCTTCTTCGGCAACAAGGCTTGCCAGAAGATAAGATCCCGACGATGACCGCCATTGCAATGGCTGAGTCAGGTGGTCGCGCCAAGGCTTTTAATCCGACTGGACTTGACAAATCTTACGGACTGTTCCAAGTCAACATGTACGGTGGGTTAGGACCCGCACGCATGAAACAATTTGGTCTTCAGAAAGAAAAGCAACTCTTTGATCCGGAAACAAATGTCAAAGCTGCAAAACAGATTCTAGGTAGCCAGGGTCTCGGCGCTTGGTCTGTCTACAAGAGTGGTAAGTACAAAGAGTTCTTGCCGCAAGCTCAGCAAGCAGCTCAAGCTGTGCAGCAGCAAGTGCAGCCAACACCACAAAGCACGGCTGCGCGTGGTGGACAAACCTTCATCATCTTTGGAGATACGCCTCCACAGGTCGACCCAAAGAAGAATCTTGACGATTTTATTCTTCGTAATCTTGCTGGCACCGGATCAACAAAATTAACTTCCGCAATCAACCCAACTGAGCTACTAACTGCAGCCTTCTTCCAAACACCTAATTACCTGGGGGACAAGGATTAGTGGCAAACGCGTATACGCAGGCTTACCAAGATGTAGGCTATGTTGCGAAACCCGGCGAAGACATTTTCCCAACCACTGGACCGCATTTAGACGTGCGTGTTCTGAAGGATGGGCAATATATCGATCCCGGCACAATACGTTCTTTGTTGACTCGTCTAAAAGTTGGTCAAGAACGTAAACCACTTTGGCGACAGCAGGGAGAACAGTGGAACCCTGCGTATACGATTACTTCAGGATATGGTAAACGTGCCGCCCCAACAAAAGGTGCTTCGACGTACCACTTAGGACATGATTACGGCATTTCCGGTGGTACGCCTTTGGCCTGGGAGGGACCTGGCACGTTCACACCTGGCCGTGGCTACGGAAGCATCAAAACCACGGATGCGCAAGGCACTCCATACGAGATTCGCCTCTTACACACAATCGGCGGCAAAAAATCTGAACAAGCCGCACCACAACCAACAATCACACAAACTCCGCAACAACAGGGAGACACTTTTATTTTTATGCCAGGTGGTAAAACCGAAACGGCAAAACAAGGCGGCGAAGATTTCCTGGCTGCGTACGCAAGACAGTTAATGTCAAATGAAACACCCAAGATCCAGTCGATGATCAACCCTGCCCAACTTCTGATGGGTGCATTCAACCAGACACCTAATTATTTGTCTTAATGCGTTTCGCGGCTGTGCCTGGTTACTATCCGTCATACCCTGTTACGTATGAAAACATGTACAGGGATTACAGCTTGACGACACCGGGATTCAGCGATCCTTTTAATGGTGCTCGCCAAGAGAAGCACAGCAAGTGCAACTTTGTTGTGGCTTATAATGGACAGGATGACCCTAGATTTCAACTAAACAATCCTGCCTACATGCGTGAAGTTGTACGCAGTAGCACAGACAACATTCCGCCTGTGATCTTAAACAAACGACCATCGCAAGGTTTCTAATGAGTTACACAAAACCTGAACTGAGAGAGCGGCTAAAGAATCAGATCAAGTCAGGCTCAAAAGGTGGTAAACCCGGTCAATGGTCGGCTAGGAAGGCCCAGCTTTTAGCGCAAGCTTACAAGAAGCGCGGTGGTGGTTACACAGGAGAGAAGACTGACAAACAAAAGTCCCTTGATCGCTGGGGCAAACAAAAGTGGATGACCCGCGAAGAGTACGAGAAGGGTAAAGGTTAGACTAGTTGTACAGAAAGGAGCAGTTGTGGCATTAACCTACGTGCAAGACACGATTTTTGATATTAGCCCCACTCTTTCGGCGCCAGGTCTTGGCAACCTTTTGCAAGTTGCTGTGAACGATCTTTTCCGTACGAGTGACTATACTCTGATTACGATTGTCTCTAATATCAATACAAACGTTGTGATTCGTCTCGATGGCAGCATTGATGGCACCAACTTCGCCCAGTTAGTTGCTCCGCAAACGTTAACGGCTAACGGACCGTTCATCCACGGAATTAGTGGACGCCCTGTAAAATGGATTCGTCCGGTATTTGTTAGTGAGTCTGGCGGAACCAACGCCCTGGTTACGTTTAATGTTGCTGCAGCATGATGGATCCCAAAGTTACCATTCTCTTAAATAAAAAAGTAGCAGAGGTTGGCGAGTCTTGCCCGCGTGCGACAACTGATATTAAAGAAAATATCAAAAATAGGAACTGGACGATCAAGAATTTCGGTTATGGCCCGCTAAATCCCGATTCCCCGGATCCCGGTTTCTGGGAAAAGAAGGCTGAACTTTGGAATACAGATCTTGACACTGTTCAAACAGCGCGTTGTGGTAACTGTGCAGCGTTTGATCAGTCAGATAAAGTTCTATCCTGCATTATTGAGGGTATCAACGAAAAAGAAGCCGCCGATCCGTACGACGTTCAATGCCGTGCCGATTTAGGCTACTGCCAGCTGTTTAAATTTAAGTGTGCTGGATCGCGTACTTGTGATGCGTGGCTGCATGGTGGGTCGATCCAGTAATTGCTATGGCCGATAAAGCTATTGAGCCTGGCAAGAAAAGTACAGAGCGGTACCTCCCCAGAGAGGCGTGGGCTCGCCTGAGTCCCGATGAGCGTCGGCGAACTGACGAGAAGAAACAACGGGCATCTCGAACAGGTAAACAGTTCGTTTCCAACACTGAGCGTGCCAAGCGAGCGCGACGCGCTGTCGAGTTAGCCTCGAGGAGAAAACAGAATGGCTAGAAAAGCTGGCGAACGAATGGGATATACCATCGGTATCGACACCAATCGTGAACCATATGAGTATCCTCTCCGCACTAACGCCGGGGACTTCCAAGCACTGCTAGGTACAGAGGGCGGATACTACGCTGTCGGCAGCCGATTGCCGCGTAGGGGTTCGGGAAGATCTCGTTTAGCCGGAACTGCTTTTGATCTGGATTTAAACGCCATTGACGAGGACCCAGTGCTAGGCGAACCCTACGCTGAGGGTGGTGAGGTCGAAGATCTAGAGGAGAACGTGTACTAGGTAGCTTAGGCACGTATTAGAATATCCTTATACACAACTAGTCTCCAAAAGAATGCCTGGCAAAGGGAAGATGCCTCCCGAGTTGTTGGCTCACTTCAAGAAGAAAAGCGGCCAAGAAACTGGAGAAGACACTGGTAAAGAACAGACTGACAAAGAGCGACGTAAAGAAGCCGTAAAGAAGGCACGCGTCCGCATGGAGAAAAAGAAGGCCTCCTAATTAAGGTTGTCTGCATTAGAATTTATCCAACCAACCGCATCGCACAGGGAGAGTAGCGTCAATTGTCCTCGTCCAGTTCGAACAAGCAGCCGCTGCTTGTTGACCGTCCGGCAACAACGTCCAGCCTGGTCACAGTAGCCTCGGGCCAGGCGTTCTCCACCAGCTTGGTGCCGACCGCTGTTGGTAACGCAACGAAGATTTTCGACGTCGACTCTGCACAGACGGATACCTCGATCAGTGGTGCCTATATTGATGAGATCTGGTTTCAGTACTCGAAGCGTACTATCGAGTTTATTGACGCGGTCTCGCCCACTACTGGCACCTACTCTGCAGACAGTACAAATGTCGTAGTCACGATTAGCGGTGGTCACAATGTGCAAGTTGGACAGAAGGTATACCTGAACTTCACTTCTTACAGTAGCGGCACCAGCCCCATTGACCAGGCTGTGACTGTTACTGCTGTTACGCCGACGACATTTACCGGCACGATTCCCAGTGTTTCTGGCCCCATTACTGGCAACGTTGAGTGTCGTCTTCCTCTAGATTTTTGTGTATATCTAGTTGAGACTGGATCCATCACCAATACCAACCAGTTCTTCCCGTTATTTGTTGTCAGCATTCCCGCTACTTTTGAGAATCAATACTTCAGCCTGACAGAAAAGAACGTACTACCACTTATCAACCACCCCAGTGTACAGGCTGGCGCAAACTTCTCCAGCACCAACAGTACTACGGCGCCTAAAATCCGTGGAATGATGCTGAAGCGTGGTCAAGCTCTTTATGCGGCATATAGCGGCACCACTGCTCTCACTAATGGTTTCTACGTTACTGCGCAAGGCGGTTACTATTGATTAAAAATGCCCTTTGGTGTAGGTGGATTTTCTAGATCAAAGGGCAGCCCTTTTGGCGGGAAGCTAGATAAGAAATTTTCAAGTCTCACAAAATTTAGTGGTCCAGATAAAAGAGCGGAGATTGAGAATCCTTTTGATCCTTCGCTCACTCCCGAAATTGAAAGTGAGATTAGATTTTATAATCACGACTCCCTTTGGACACGGTGGCGCCGTGGTTATGAGTTATATTCAGTCACTCAAAGTGCTTTAGGCTCTAGTGATCTCGAGCGACCGGTCAGAGGTGATTACCGGTTGTATTTTTCCTTCCAACAATATCCAGGAATCTTCGTTCCTGCACGTTTATTTACATATCCGTCGACAAATCAGGATATTGGAGAGCAACTTGTTGGTATGAGGGATACCAACTCGTTCACTTTCTATGATTACGGACTTCCCATCCTAGGTGTGCGCTACTTGGGAGCGCAAAAAGAGACAACATACGTACAAAATGGCACGACAATCACCGTTACTAGCTCAGATCATGGCTTATTCCCTGGAGATAACGTTTATTTAGCATTTACATCAGGTGGAGCTGTCGACGAAACGCTGACAATTACAGCTAAAACACAAAATACATTCATTTTAACGGCAAGTGCTTCACTGACAGCGAGTGGAAACGTTACCTACGCGATCTCGACTAGTTTTACAGACCCACGATGGTCATTTTTACGGGTCCAACTTCGGTTTTTACCGACTGAAACGGCTCTGTTGCCAGGTGAGCGGATGACTGACCGCGTAATTGAGCGTGATCCCGGTGTCAGTGTCACTTATACCCGTACTGGCGCGACCGTAACGGTCACTTGCAGTGCAAATCACGGTTTATCGACTGGAAACACGGTTTATTTGGCAGTTGATTCAGGCCTTGTGGCATCTGGACGTTACGAAGTCACTGTGATCAGTCCAACAGTTCTCCAGATCACAACAATTACCAGCGGCAGCACATCTGGAACTGCAACAATCAGCCGGCTCCTTCGTGGATTTGATTATTTGGATTATGTAGGCTATACAGTTACCGGGTCTGATGCTAATACCAATGAATTAATATTCCAAAGAGCGGATAGTTACGCTACACGCACGACTGATGGTGTGACGGCCACGGTTGTACCTGCGCATCGAGGTTTTCAGGTTGGTAGGTACTTAACAACAGAATTAAGGTGGCAATGCTCTTGTGAAGACTTCAGTAAGCGAGATAATTACAACTTGTATAGCCAGCTTAGGCAACGACGCTTCCCTCAGACTCAGTTGTCTAACTTAAAGCCCGGAAGCATCTTAAATCCTGACGGCACTATTACGGATACACGTGATTCACCCGGTGTTTTCCAAGATATTGGCTACACCACCATTAACAACTTCTACCAGCTGCCAGAATACGAAGACACTGGTAATCTGTCGTTCCAGAACTTACTTTATTATCAGATGCGTTGGTGTAAGCACATCTACGCTTCTATGTGGGCGTTGATCCACGATGAAGGTGGTGGTGCCATATCTATTAACGCGCGTTACGAGCAAGCCGGACCAAACATTACAGTTACTGCGCCAGATCACGGGTTATTGTCTAACCGCAGAATTCAGATTGATTTTACGAGTGGTAATGCGATTGGTGGGGAGTACACCGTAACCAGTGTGCCGACTAAAGATACATTCACGATTGTTTATCCTTTTACAGATACGACGTCTGGTTACTGCACAGTATCTAATCTGAAACCGCACGAATATGTGAACACGTGGTTATTGGAACCTAGCGATCAACCCGTCGGATCTGGCCTAGAGACGTTCTACAAGAACTTTGATCGCGAGAGTAAGCGATTAAAAGAAGTGGCTGAACGATATGTATTTGATTCTCAAAATCTAGGCTGGGCAGGTAACCAGGTTATTGTTGGGGCTGGTAACAATCCTGAGCAGGCTGCTGATTTTAATCCTACTCTAACCACGATGACGCTGAATGATAGCATTCGCCGCGACGGTGAGGGCAATCTCAGCCGGGCTGGTATTGTCGCAAACAGCACAAATAGATTCACCGGTCTGGTTAATAAACTGTTTAACTTAGATCCAAAGATTGTCCAAGAAGCCAAATTTGGCCTACTCGATAAGCCGCTTAGTGAATATACAAGTGAGTTTGAGTTTGGTTTTATTGAAGGGGGAAGTTACCTCAATGGTGCACCAGTTGAGAGCACGGACACTCTTGTCCAAATCGAAGCTGAGACATATAGTCCTGTGACAGCATTAGATACAATATTGGATGCTGGTCTTTACATTAATAGCTAGGTATGGCAGTTCAGATTCTCTCTCGACGCTCGTCCGTCGCTTTCGATAGGCCATTCCCAGTCAGATTAGGCACAGCAGAGTTAGCCGTTAACTTCGATTCGACAGATCCAGGGCTTTATTTTGCCGATAACACTGCTGCTCCAGCGACGAATCTGATCAAGGTCGGTCCGACATTCATAGGGTCGACTCCTCCAAATACGCCTTCTGCTGGTTTTACTTCTTTCAGTAAAGGTGAATCCTGGCTGGATACATCGAGTACCAAGATTTTCAAGCTGCACGACGGCAGCACCTGGCAAGTACCTAATGCGGTGGCTTCTAATAGCAATGGCAAGCCAATCAACCCGACAGACGGTCAGTTGCACTACGACAAACTTGTGCCAGGCCTCTTCATGTACGACGCTGGTACTGCTAGCTGGATCGCAGTCTAATTAGCGACCGTGATTGAGGATGTGGTCTAGGATCCTGTCCAGTTTGACATGAACAGCTTGAACTTCACGTAGGAAGTCTTCTTTTAATACGTAGTTTTGGATCACACGTTCTTGCAGATTATCGATTTCACGTTCTAACTCTCCGAAGCGTGATTCAATTTTTTTATTAAAGTTAGACAGTGCTCTCGACAGACCAGCAAATGCGCCAGCGCTGCCAGATAAGACTGCCACAATCAATTCTGGCGTCACTGTAAAATTTGACTTTTTCCTATTCTAAGGTATTCAACGACTTAGAATAAGTCCAAGGATAATAACAAGTTCGTGGCCTTAGGATACGACCCTAATATAGAAGGCGCCCTAGCTGTTCTTGTTGATTTAATGCAGGGCAACGGTTTTACGATGTCGAGATCGCCTTATTCGCCAAACTATCGTGGTTTGGTTGATGCTTTGATCGATCTTAAAGAGAGTTTCCCTACAGTCATTCCGTATCGGGTTGGATTTGATGCGGTAACTTTTGAGAACGTTACACAAGGAGATGCTCTGTACCTCCGCAACAGTGACGGCCTGGTTGGACGGGCGATTGCAAGTGGAACACTAGACGAAGCTTACGTCGTTGGGTTTGCGGACACAACAAAGCTCGCCGGCGAGACCGTCAGGGTCCTCGTTACAGGCGTTGAAGCGATGTCCGGCTTAGATGCGGGGGATCATTACTTCTTGTCTGCTGGCGGTGCCGGAGCCATCACCACGACGCCCCCGAGCACGCCAGGTCAATACGTTGTCCGAGTAGGTGAGGCAGTTTCTGGAAGTGAAATTGCCATCCAACTGGAGCCACCCATTTTACTGAGTTGATATGACTACACGTAAAGCGATAGCCCTTGTTAACGGTCTTTTTCAGGAGGTCAACACACCTACTGATGGGTTGGATTTTGCTGGTAATTCAACCAGTGATCTAACTGAAGGCTCAAATTTATATTACACAGATGGAAGAGTTCGACTAGCAATTTCCGTTACGGATAGCGGTGGTGACGGCTCGCTGTCTTACGATAACTCGACTGGAGTCATTACGTACACAGGTCCATCCGCAAGTGAAGTACGCACGCACCTTAGCGTAGCAGCTGGGTCTGGCCTTACTTATAACTCAACTACCGGCGAATTTGGCACCAGTGCGATTCCAAATACGCAGTTAGCCAATAGCGCAGTTACGGTGGGTAGCACGTCAATTTCACTTGGTGATACCGCCACTACAGTTTCAGGGCTTACTAGCTTAACGTCGACGACTTTAGTAGCGAGTACGACTTTAAATGTAGGTGCAGCAGGAGCAGCGAATAGTATCCAGATTGACTCGACTGGTATCATCTTTGAAGGTGCTACAGCAGATGCCAATGCGACCACACTGAGGCCGACAGACGCTACAGCAACACGTTTAATCACACTCCCTGATGCATCCGGTACCGTCGCTCTTCTGTCAACTCTTAGTGCAGCTACATCTGGCACCGGTTACGGAAGTCTGAGTTATAACAGTTCTACAGGAACATTTACTTACAATGTCGTAACCGACGCTAATATTCGAGGCGCCATTTCTGTTGCGGACAGTGGCGGCGATGGTTCACTGAGCTACGACAATTCGACCGGTGTAATTAGTTACGTCGGACCATCAGCAAGCGAAGTGCGAGCACATTTTAGTGTTGCAGTTGCTTCGGGTCTTACCTATAACAGCACAACGGGAGAGTTTGGCACTAGCGCCATTCCAAATAGCCAACTCCAAAATTCCAGCCTTACTTTAGGGTCAACATCGGTTGCTCTTGGCAGCACAGCAACCACAATTGGGGGCTTACTGGCACTGACCTCTGACGTCATCTATGTCACGGCTTCAGGCAGTGCCAATGGCATTACATTAGATACAAGCGGAATTACTTTTGAAGGTTCGACAGCTGATGCAAACGAGACGCTTTTAACAGTTGAAGACCCAACTAGCGATAGAACATTTACAATTCCAGACGAGAGCGGCATCGCGGCAACACGCGATTTTGCTACCGCGATTGCAATTGCTTTAGGATAGGATCATGGCAACACAAGTACAATTCAGGCGCGGTACATCCGGAGAAACGGCAGTTTTTACCGGTGTCAGTGGTGAAGTAACTGTAGATACCAGCAAAAATGTCTGTGTTGTTCACGACGGTACAACCGCTGGTGGATTCCCCCTGTTACGTCAAGATGGCGTCAACATGGGCCTGTCACCTGGCAGCCTTTCGAGTTGTGCTTTAAAATTTGCTAATGATCCAAATACTGGATTAATTTCTACAGGATCAGATCAGATTTCTATTGTGACTGGTGGCGTTGCCAGGGTTACAATAGACTCATCAGGTAATGCAACCTTTGCCAATAACGTAGTTGTCAACGGCAGCTTAACAGTTACTGGTAACTTCGATTCTTCTGCCAACCTCTCCCTTATTGTTGCTCTAGGCTGATATGGCAAATACTTTTAAAAACAATACCAAGTCGAGCCTGGTCACGGCAGTTATTACCGACCCAAGCGCAACTGTTGTAACAGCTAGTGGCACTGCAACGCTCATTATTTTGAGTGTGATGACATCCAACAAGGCAGCGACTAGCGCCAACGTTGATGTGTACTTAGATCGTAATACTGGAGATGACGTTTATTTAATCCGTAATGCTCCAGTGCCAGCTGGTTCCACATTAGAACTTATTGGCGGCAACAAAATTATTCTGCAACCGAGCGATAAGTTGCAGGCACGCTCTGATACAGGAACGGCACTCGACATTACTGTTAGTTACCTTGAGCAGACTCCATAACAATGGGACTCACTCAGAATCGCGAGATTCTTAAACTGCAAGAAGAGGTTGGTAAGCTTAAGGAAAAGCTTGCTTTATTAGAAGCTGCTGTATTTAAGAAAAGTGTCTTGCAGCAACCAGACACTAGCTGGGATGTTGTCCGCGCCAAGCGAGATGAACTTCTGAAGAGCACGGATTGGGCAATGACGCCTGGTGCGACAGTTGATCAACGTACCTGGTCTAGTTATCGCCAAAGCTTGCGTGATCTTCCTCAGACGTATAGTAAATATGGTTTAGAGAAAATTGTTTGGCCTAAGATCCCATGTGTTGCAGGTCCTAATACAACTCCAGTAGAATAACTGGTAGTAGAAGTACATTGCTGTGGCTTATTTAGGTAACGACCTTCAGGTTGCATTCCCTTCTTATCGTAATATTGACGATATTTCTGGGAGTTTTAACGGTGTTACGACTAGTTTCCCGTTAACCGTTGATGGCGTCGCTCCTATTCCTGCCCCGATTAACTCGCAGCAATGCTTGATTTCCGTTAACGGGGTTGTCCAGCGGCCGGATGACAGTGGTACTGAGGGTTTCCGTCTGAGCGGCGGTAACATTATTTTTGCTTCTGCTCCTGCCGGCGGCGTTGATTTCTTCGGCGTCATTCTTGCTGGTGCGGACTACGTTAACGTTGGAGCAAACTTCCCAAGTGGTTCAGCTGCAGCTCCGAGTATCACATTTGACAGCGATTTAGACACAGGTATTTATAATCCGGCTGGCAACCAGATTGGTTTTAGCACCGCAGGTACGCAGCGTTTAGTCATTAATTCGTCTGGACAAATTTCAAGTGGTTTGGGAACTGCTGCTTCTCCAGCATTTAGTTTTATTAGTGACCCAAATACAGGTGTTTATTCACCCGGCGCAGACCAACTAGCCATCTCGACTAATGGC